CTTTATTTTCGGTCGTATAGGCCATACCACGCACTAACATAGCCTTCTCAATAGTATTCTGATTAAACCTATCAACTACACGCGGATCAATATTGAGGATATTGTCGTCCCCATATGTACAGATGTAGACATAATCCCAGAATTGGGACGCCATACGAACGCCCATGAGATCAGTCCACACCATATTGAAAATGGTCAGATTGTAAAAACTGTTGATAATGGACGTAGCTGGATGGCCACTAGGAAGACTCTTACTCCACTGATAGATGGTATCACACTTACCATGGATTCCTCCGTAATGACGGGAATGCACCACCTCAGTCCACAAGACCTTCCTAACAAGGCAATTCTCAGGTCCATCATTGTACCACTCATTGATCTGATCTAATATGGCCCAATGAACCTGTGGTTGCTCAGAACTATCAAATCCCTTAAAGTCTCCAGCCACACAGTGCGGTCCTTTACTTTGCATACATTGTGCAAGATAATTCCACTCGTTATATGGATTGATGCCAATGGCGGCACCATTCCGGATACGAGTTGACTGGACAGCAGAAGTGAAAGCAAGAAACATCATCCTGAAAGCAATAGTATAAACAAGTGGTGCAGAAGAAATGAGGCGTGTTTTACCAGCCTCAGCCTTCTCAATACCTCTCAATTCATCCTTCATAAAATCAACAAAGACATGTGTACTGCGCTTACCTTGTTTAGCTAGCGCGAGCACCTCATCAACTTCCCTATGAACCTCCTGAGCCAGCTCTGAGCTGAACTCATAGTCATCACTCTTACCGAAGAAAGCCTTCTTATTTGTATGACCCTTAAGGACATATGGGAATCCGGGTGAAGTGTTGCGTGGCACACCATTAATGTTAGTACCAGGTACACCTGCAACAGCCTCTTCAAAGCTGAACAACCTACGCTCAAAATCAACGGTCAAAGAATTAAATTTAGAAAAAGCATGATGTGCTGCCCGATCGACATCCTCTTGTGTGTAGTACATAAGAGGAGTGGCATAAGCCTCTAAAGCTTTAGCCATCGGGACAATCTTACTCCCCTCCTTATTAATGAAGGGTTTCATGGGCGCAGGCACTTTATTAAGGGGACCAGCCACCCCATACATAGGAGTCTTCACTAAAGAAGACATAGGGTTAAGGCAATGAGGTTTATAACCTTTGACAAGGCCGAGGAAACTCCCCTTGATAGGAGCCTCCGCAAGCTCAAAGCCAACATGGGACTGGTAGTCAAGATCCTCTATGGTTTCAAGTTCCGCAAACATCTTACGAAGCTTATCACTCGTAATAATGTTGCAAAATCCCAATCCCATAGAAGGTGACCCAGCTACATGAATTCCTATAATGCGGCGACACTGCAAATGAGGTGCTTCCTCAAGATTAACAATGCCACCACAATCTCCATACTTCGTATAGCCCAAATACTCATAGCCCTTAGCTAGAGTGTACGGGTCGTTATTCTTACTAACCTCTACACTATCCCTTCTGCGGGCCTCCATATGACGCGTCCTGAAGACAAACTTGCCATCACCTTCAATTGTATCTAATCTAACCCTAACCCTAGAAAGACTCGTAAGGTCAGATTCATGTACAAAGAAGTTGCCAATATCACGGTGTGCACGAATGCACGGGAATTTCACCAGTTGACAGTCGTCATCTGGTAAAAGGGACCTCTCAAAATTGAGAAAATCCTCTGGAGGAAATGTTAGAGTCATGTCGGGATTAGCGGCATTCGTCAGAACAATTTTATCATCATTAGTGATGTAACCTTCCTCCATGCTACTACGAAGATGCTTATCAAAGTGAATAGGCATCAAAGCACAAGTGTCACGAACAAATAAAATCTGTCCGAAAGTTTGTCTACCCTCAGCAGCAAGAACCTTGAATTGGTAGATATTCTTGGCAGCCACATCTGCAATGGAACTACCATACATATCTCCTTGATACTCAAGATCAGACTCAATGACACGCTTATCAGTAACAACGCGTCGTGGAAGAGCAACTCTGTCTGGCTCATTAGATTGTTTCACGGTCTTACGCGTAAGCCTCTCATATATCCTGCGAAATACTTCAGCTGAATAATGTTCGGCTATAACATAAGCCCCATCAACCTCCATGGGCTGTTCAAAATCCTCAGGTCTGATGTCATCAAGAACTTGTGCAAGAAGTTTACCATCAAGGTTCCTCTTGCGACGCAAGGCCCTAGTAACCTCTGCTTGTTTATTCTTGTCAGTACGAAACCAAGATACAACTGTATCAAAAATCTGCTTACCAATCAAAAATATAACTGTCACCGCAGCTGCTGACAAAAAGAAACCCATAATGGGATTAGACATAAGGTCTGTAAGCCACATCTTGAATTTCTGCAGAATAACCATAGCTTCAGCATGATAACTCTTAAATCTCAAAATAAGGAGTTGTAATTGTTGCTGGAACTTGGTATCTTGCTTATTTTCATAACCACAAACTCGTTCCCAAATACCTGCTTGGGGCTCTACATAATTCCTCTTGACCACCCTCTTAATAAGAGTAGTGTTATTCTCGTGGAGCTCTTTATTCTTCTTCACACGCCTGACAATATCACCAAGGACATCCCTAAGGTTGTACTGTTGAGACATGTCAGTCTTAGCATGAGATCCCACAGCAAACGTATGTTTGTGTAAGATCCATGCGTGGAATGGAAAATCATCATGCTCAAGCTCGTACTCACGCACTTTGAGCAAATCAATCTTACCGTCCTTCTGAAAATCAGGATGAACGGAAATATGATAGCCAAAGTCAATACGCCTAGTAACAGCATCAGGTTCAACAATAACAGCTTGAGAATTATTCAAGTTGAGGATATTAGTCGTCAACAAAATAAAATCAGAGCGGAAAAAGTTCTTACCTTTATTCTCAAGGTCAGCAAAATTGAGGGGATAAGCCCAACAATTAGCCATACGAATAAGATCGATGAAGTCGTTATCAGCTCCTGCTACAGGAACTGATTGACCCCAATCATCCATAATGACGGCCTTCTGTCCAGCATAACCATTCCAATACTCAGTACTACCCTTCTGGAAAACCTCACAATCAAACTCATAATCGAGCTCATCGCGACGCTTCTCAGAAAGAATACCACCAAGCACCATGTTGGTTATCATCTTGCAAAGATATGTCTTACCGACACCTGGTTTACCAGTGATGCCCATCACCACTGGTTGTGGTCGCCCTCCTTTAAATGCATACATAGCAGAAGAACAAAGACGACAGAGATCATCAAGCATGCCCAAGTAACGGTGTAACATCTGCGTCACATCCTTAGACGTGCGATACAAGTTAGTGAGGTCAGCACCTTCATTGCGCAAACAAATAATATGTTGCACAACATCAGGTGTCATGACCTCACCTCCAGTTTGGCTAAGGTTGATGACGTCCATGACGCGGGTGCACCATGAGTCTACAGCCTTAACACCAGTCTGGAAAAGGGCAATACTATCAGCTCCAGCCTTATTACGAACATAGTTGACAAACTTCTCAATCAAACTCAAAATAAAACCGGACAATTTACTCCAGCTGTCGACTGATCTGCCATAGGAGCCAATACTCTTGACAAAGCCAGAGGCAATGCCAATGGGATCACTCTTGCCAACGGTCAAAAAACCAAGGGCAATTGAAATGATATGTCCCATATTAGATGGCTCAAAGACCCCAGCTTGAGCTTCAAATTCCTCAAGAGCATCAAAGAAGGAGTCTTTTTTACCAAAAGTAGGCCAATACTCCTTAATCAAATCCCACAACCCTCCAGGCAATAAAATACCAAGAATGGTGGATATCATGAGAACAACTTGAGGACTCATGAAAGCCTCAACTCGTGTGCACACAAAATAGCACACACCAAGGAGAGGAACCACCCACAACAAGTGAACAAGCTTAGATAAAGCTTTGTCAAACAAAGAAGAAACACCATCAGCAGACGTCTTAATAGTGTTTGAAAAACCGTCAATAGTACTACGAAGAGTACTGACGGTCTCATCAACACTACCAGTCATACCACCAAGGGCAGATTGAAAGCGCGAAGTGAGGCTCTCAAGAGTCTCACGCACTTCTGGTGAAATACCATGGATCATGTTGATCCCAACTTGAGGGACCATACCTGTAAGTTCATCAAATCTACGAGACTTAGCATCACGCGACTCACGAACTTTGGTCAAGCGGTCCAACTTTGGGACAACACGACGCTCAGCCTCGCGAACTCTATAGAGAGCTTTACGATAGCGAGCA